CGGATATCGTTCAGCGGGGCGTAGAAGGCTCCGACAATCTCTGTGTGTGTGGTGATCTTCTGAGCCACACCGCCGAACGTGCCATTCCAGACCAGAGTGAAATACTCGAGATTGGTTTGGGGGGCCAACGTGTACTTGTACTGGCCAGTGGTTCCGTGTGCGGTGGCAGCCCCAGTGACAAACGCTGTGCCATCTGCCCGAGTGATATCTACGGTAACTGCGGCATCGGCATCGGTGGCCACCCCGTTGGAATAGAAGGTTATGTCCAATGTGGCTTGCGTGTTCCGAAGTGCTCGCTGCACACTCATGCGAGTGCCAACCCTTTACCCCGAGTGATTTGAGAGATTCGAGCCTGGCTTACGCCAAAGCGCTGCGCCAATTGGACTTGTGTGAATCCCTGGCTATAGAGCTTGCGGATCTGTGTAGCTGCACCCAGGGGCAGCCGGGCATCCGGATGCCGGCCCCTTTGCAGCATGTCTCGAGCATTGTCGATACGGTTGCCCAGAAATAGATGAGCAGGGTTTACGCAGGCCCGGTTATCGCAGCGATGAAGAACGCACGAATCGCCTGGAATCGGCCCCCTGAACAGCATCCACGCAAGTCGGTGGGCAAGTAAGATCCGCCCCTGGTGGCTTACAGAGCCATAGCCATCTGAGTTGGTGCAGGCCGTCCACCACCAGCATTCATCCGTCTTCCGAACCTTGGTAAGGAAGCGATTGGTTGCCTGAGTATTCCGCAGGACGCGCTGAACTGCCACACGGTCAGCTTCCGAGACTAGTCACGAGAGAGTCGGCTTCCATCCCCGAGGTGCTCGAGTCACCGTTCATGCTTGAGGCAACCGACGAGTCCCCTTCGGAAATGAAGATGGGGGGAACAAGTAGAACCAGCGGAGTGGGAATAGCGGCTAGAGCAGCAACGGTTGCTGGGATGGTAACGGCTGAGCTGATGAAGACCACGGCCGGTACGGAGACGGTCGCGGCGGCGGTGCTTGGTGTAGGCTGCGCGGCAGCCTGAATGGCTGGCGCTGGCACGGACGCCGCCACAGCCACCCTTGTAGCGGGCACCGAGACATCCCCCCCGGCGAGGACTACGGGGGTCGGAATCGAAGCAGCTACAGCCACCACGGCCGGGGTGACGATTGCCGCACCGCGCACTACTGGGGTCGGTACGGCCCCGATAGCCGCTACCGCCCCGGGGGTGGCAATCGCATTGCCCTGTACGGTGGGAGCCGGGACCGCACCGACTGCTGCGACCACGGCGAGGGTTGGCTTGGCAGTGGCCAGTATTACGGGGGCAGGAACAGACACCGTGGCAGCAACCATGGTGGGGGCCACCAGGGCTGTCGCCACTACCGTTGGCGTGGGAACAGCTACTGCAACAGCCACCACGGAGGCTAGGACCACCACATCCGGCACCAGGATCGTTGGCGTCGGCACCGAGACAGTGACTGCCACGGCACTTGGAGTGGCGATTGCAGCGCCTTGGACCGTTGGAGCCGGAACAGACGCCGTCACGGCAACTGCGGCAGGTGTAGCTATAGCCGCTGCTAGAACAGTCGGCGCAGGGACGCTAACGGTACAGGCTACGGTTGCAGGGATGGCCGTGGCGGCACCGCTGCTGGTTCCAGCACCCTGAAAGGTATCCCCACCCTGAAGCGTGGAAACGGCCGTACTCTTTTGGAAAACGAATATGGGTCGGGGGGGTTCGGGGGGTCCGCCAATGACGATGGTGGGTGCGGGAACCGCCGCTGCGGCTGTGACCGTAGCGGGGCTAGCATTGGCGGTAGTTATGATCGACGGTGCCGGGACCGACACCGTCACAGCCACCGTAGCCGGCGTAGCGGTGGCATTCGGGCTAGCTGTGTAGTTAACCGTTACCCGGATGTAGTCAACACCAATGTCAGCATTAGCGATGTTTGCCGAGACAGATAGCACGACCCCGAAATCGACATCATTGACCATCGCATCGGTCGGACTTGCTGTCCAGGTATCTGTCGCACCACCATAGGTTGCAACGGTCAGCGATGTTGGCCAGACCGTTGCGCTGGCCTTGTTCGTCCCGACCAGCGCACCCACTGCGTCTAGGAGCTGAACGCGAAAGTCAACACCCGAACTAGCGATAATCGAGCGGCGGTTGATCTCGACGGTGATCCCGTCGATGGTTGCGGCTGTAGGGATGGTGAACCCGAAGTTCTGGGCCTTCAGACGGAACGAGATATCTGGGGAGTCGTATGTCGCTGCGGTAATCTGTGCTTCGGCGGCATCAGCCGCCGAGATGTTGCCGGGGGTTAGCCAGTCATTCGCACTCTCGGTAGAGATGGACTCGGTGGTGACGGTCCCTGGGAACAGCGGCCCCTGTGAGGCCATGGTTTAGCCTATCGTCGCGTAATCGAGGAACGAGCCCGCTCGCACGATGGTATTACCAGCATCGGAGGTGCTCTGTGCCCACTGGAATGCGAAGTAGCCGGCATTTGTACCATTCTGATAGATACAAGTGAACTGGATATACCCCCCCGTGGTGCCGGTTCCGACAAGCGTCTGAGCCGTAGGGAGAGCTATGTCTACCACGCTGAACGTCGGTGCGGCACCCGGGATGGCGGTAGAACGCGCCATCCGTACCAATGTCGGGGAGGCGGGGCCTACGAAGCCGTACTTGAAGTCGGCATTCGCAGTGGTGTCGAAGAAGATCGTCCCCGTGATCCGATATTTCGTGCTCGCCTTCATATAGATGAGGAGCTCGCTGTCGTTTGCAAGTGTCGTGTTACTGACCCTTGTTTCATCGAGCAACTTGATCGTGTTGTAAACGGAGTCCCGCGATACGCCACGGTTGGTCGAGAAGTTTGACGCTGCGACGAGCGTGTCGATGGCGTTGTCGATGACACCGTTGGTCTGGCCAGATATAAGCCAGTTAACAATCCGTGGGTTCTCGACGTTAGTACTGCGGAGGATGATACTCGTAGAGTTAGTTTGCTGGCTGATGTTTACGCCGCCATTGATCGAGATACCTAGTCCCTGAGACTGGGTTCCAAATGCGTCAAGGTCGAGGGCAACCTTGCACTGTTCACACTTAAGGTTCTGGAAGGCTACTCCGGTTCCCCCGCCCCACGGGGGGCCGAAGATTCCTAACGCGCCGTCGCTGTGGGTACTGTTTGCAAAGAAAGAGTTAACACGATCCAGACAGATGGAAGCTGCGTTCGTCTCGGGGCCGTACTCACCGCCCATGAGCGTGATGCCATAGGAGTTACCGGCACGCAATGCATACCGCTTACTGTGCGACGCATGACAAGCGGTCTGGAGGTTCCATGCGCAGTCGTCGGCATTTGGCAGCCTGTAATGCCAGTACCCCACGTCGCAGTCCCGCACGAAGCAGTTGAGCAGGCGGCAGTGGTTCACTCCTGCAAACGCGATTCCGACTACGCCGCCCCGACCGGCGTAGTCATCTATGGAGATATCGTAGAGAGACGGCCCTACCTGTTGGATGGCAGTGCCATCACCCATACAGATCATGGTCATGTTGGCGGTGTTGGGGATGAGGAATGCGCCACCGCCAGCATCGGCAGACGCCGATTTACCTGATATCCCGACCACCTTTAGGTACTTCTTCTTGAGGTGCCAGCCAATACGGCTGGTATTTACCGTCGGCGGGATGCCCCACTGCTTGGCAGTGGAGCCCGTACCGCCCGTCTCGTTCCACCTGTTGGGAAGGCCAACGGGAGTAGTGGTGAACTTCCGGCCTGAGTGGTCTGTCAGGTTACCGTCGTCCACATAAGTCGTGGTTAGGGTCTTGTTCACATAAAACTGGGAGTCCGCCGCGCTCGACGTTCCTCGGAACACTCGATACCCGGTGATGCCCCCGGCATTGGCCGGTGCGGTGATGGTGACGGTGACGTTCTGTCCGGCGGTGACGGCGACGCTAGCAGCGGGACTCGGCTGCGTTTCCCCGTTAATGTTGTACGCCGTAACCACATACCAATACGTCGTCGTGATTAGTGCACTACCGCTACCAGCAGCCGCCACGCTCGGTGCAGCGGGGGTATTGATTCCCTTGGGGCTTGCCGCCGTATCACTATAGGTCGAAGAGGCTTGTCCGTTTACGAAGGCCAAGAAGAACATATCGGTTGAAGCAGTGCCCCGGTAAATCTTGTATCCGATGGCATTGGTAACCGGGGTCCAGGCGATGTCGCCCTTCTGGTTGGCGAGGGTGATTGATGCCGGTGTCGAGCTGACCGCCAGAGTCTCGCCAGCAGCGTTGTAGGCAGAGACAGCGTAAAAGAACGTCCCGGTAGGACCAGTGGCCGATCCGACCGCCGCAGTGACATTTGTCGGCTCGGAGAGAATCGCGCCGGTGAAGCGATAGCGGCCGGGGGGGATGACAATAGTGCCACCCTGATATGGCGCGGTGTTCGGTATGGCGTCGTGCGCATTCTGGAATGCCGTTGTGTTGTCTGCAGCGTCGTTCCCGTTGGCTCCATACCACAGCACATTCTCGGCTTGGGGCTCGTCGATCATCACGCGCTTATCGGTGATTTGGTTCGTGTTGATGGTCGTGTCTGCGGCAGGGATGGTGACGGCCGCAAGTACAACCTTGCCGGTAGTGATCGTCGGCAAGGCAGCTCGGGTCGGGTCAGATGCCGTTCCGGCAATGGCAGTCAGTACTCCTGCCGTATCCACCACGACCAGGTCGCGTCGCTTGTTCGTGGCATGCGCCGCCGTGATGGTGACGTTTGCACCGGTGACTGCAATTCGGCGGCCACCGATGCGCACAACACCGGAAGCCACGGCCACCGTCATATCTGGAGTGCCCTGAGCGGTGACCGCACAGCCAGATTGCACCCCGGTCGGACCGACGCCGAATCCTGTCCCAGAAACCCCATGAGACAGGCCTGCGGTCAGGATGTCTAGATCGACTTTGTCTGGCGCTGCTTGGTCGGTGGTGCCTGCATCAGCTTCGTTCGGGATGGTGTAGGGCATTACGAGTTAGGTTCCGAGATGGGTCACGGTACCCAGGTCTCAACCGTCCCAACGGGTGAGTCGTTCCCCGTGCCAGCGGTGCCGGGGCTTAGGTGATTACGGTGCGAACGTGATCGTGAAGACACCCAGTGCGTCGAACTGAATCGTGAACGTGCCGGCGGTGGAAGTGAAGTCTGAACCGAAGTTCATCCCCACGAGTAGGTTGTTTCCCGCCAGGGCGTCGGCATAGAGCTTGGCCCCTCGAGCCGTCACTGATGTTGGGGAGGCCCACACTTGGTCAGCCATGTCATAGGTAAGGATGGCAGTGGCCCCAGCAACGGCGAAGGTCGGAGAAACAATGACCTGACCCCCGGCCGTGTAGCCGGTGCCCGAGACTTCGTTAGTCGCTGCGTATGCCGTCTCGGTCTGGAAGGCTGGCGTCTCGGTGTTGTTATACATCGCCCACTTGTGGCTCGTGAGCGAGAAGTCCAAGGCAAGGTTCGTGGCATTCAGTGCGTCTCGGTAACTGAGCGCGTACAGGCCGCTCTTCGTCCAGGCCATCTATTCCTCCCCGGTCACTTTCATTTCGACTTGTAGTGCCTTCGGCTGAGCAATGGCGTCCTGATGATCGTCCCAGTGCTCAATGTGATAGCCAGCCCGCGTGCCGTCATCCTCGTTTCTCACAGGCTTTTTCTGGGAGGTGCCACGGCGCAGGCTGACTCCGATGCCCTTCTCCTGCCATTTGGTGGTCACATGTACACATCCGCTGTAGTGGTCACGTTGGTATTTGCTGAATAGGCCAGCTTGATAAACCGCCATCCCCTATCCGGCCGAAGGTTGTAGAACCCGGTCTTGGCTGTCGTGATGGTAAGAGCGGTAGTGACCCATGTGCCCGAAATCGTGTTCTCGGCGCTGTATTCGATGTTCGTCCAGTTCACTCCGTCACCGGAGCCCTGGATGTTGATGGTCACAGTTGGGGTTGCGCCAATCGTGGTCGTGAGAACTAGGGTGCCCTGACGTGTCGTGTCTTGAATCCCACGCCTTGCAATATTGGTGCTGTCGCCGTTCCCGGTCTGGGCATCGGATAGCCGGATGGCGTCTCTGCCCTGAAGTTCGATGACGGCCATTACTTGGCCTTCCTACCTTTTGAGAGCTGCACTTCTGCGGTTTCCGTCTCAACCGTTTTTGGCTGCTTGACGTACTCGGCCCAACCGTGCCCGACGAGCATCTTGGCTTGATCCTCGTCTACTTCGACAACATCGGAGCCCGCTACTTCGCCCAAGCCCACCCCACCGAATCCCGTGGGGTAAAGCACCAGAACTTTGACCTTCGCCATATATCCCCCTTGGGGAGAGGGGGAGCCGAAGCTCCCCCAACCCCCAGCCTTCTTACGAAGCTCCGTTGCGGTAGAACTTAACCGCCCCGGATGCACCGTTGATGAGCTGCTTGCTGTCCGTCCGCAGACTCGAACGGAACGACACCAGACCGGTCGAGAACGCGAAGTCATCGGAACGGTCGAAGGTGACCGTGTTGACATCGCGAAACGCGAAGTAGGCGCTGAAGTCGCCGAACGCAATCGAGTAAGCGTTGATGGCCATGACGGCCACTGCCGGATCGGTAACCACAGGACGGCCGAACAGAGTATCCGGTTGGCCGGCCTGCATACCCGGCTGCCAGAGCAAGTTACCGAGTCCCGAACCACCCGTGTCATCACGTAGCTTGCGGATGTACGCGGCGGTTGCGTCGTTCATGACCCAGAAGCCGCGTGCCCGATAACCGGTGACGATGGAGTGGTACAGGTCGATCAGGCTGTTGGCGCTGACCGTCAGGCCCGTACCCGCACCACCGGTAACGCCAGCCGTTGGGGAGTTCGCGATTCCCTCTGGCTGCGCCGTCCCGGTTCCAGTGACGTTGTAGGTTCCTGTCACCGTGCCGATGGCGATTCCCGCAGCCCGACCAAGGTACTCGAGCAGGTTCACAGCCGAGTCCTGAATCAACTCGGTTGATACCTGCACCATCTGGCCGAACTTGTAGGACCCCATGGTGACCTGCTTGAACTGGGCATCGTTCTCCAAGAACGCGCCGCCCTCAGCCACCAGTGTTGCCGTGCCGTGCGTGGTGGTTGCGGGAACGAGCAGGTTCTCACCGGATGACGTGGTGAACACCTGGGCGTTGGTCCGACGAACACCGTTCGTCTCAATCAGGTGCTCTTGGAGTGTCCGAACGAACCCGGTCGGAATCAACTCGGCACCGTCGGTTGCCGTGCCCTTGGTCAGGTCGTGATACTCGATCTTGCCGTTCCTGTCGGGCTGAGCCGCCAGCGAACCGAATTTGATTGTGAGCGTCTTCGGGGCCCACACCTCTGAATCCGGCAAGCCAGCCCTGAGCCAGTTCCGCGCCTTCTCTGCGAAGGCTTGCTCATTGGTCTCCGCAACCCGTGGGTCCCGGACGACCTTCTCGAACCGCTGGCGCTGCTCGTCCAGCTCCTTCTCGTTCTCTTGAATCGTTAGATAGCGGTCGATGGTCTCGCCAAGCTCGGCGAATTCCTTGTCCATCGCCTCCCACTTGGCTTTGGCCTCGCCGCCACCGTCGTTGTCCAGATCGCCCTCGATCTGCGCCATCAATTCCGTCTGTTGCGAACGGATGTTTAAGCGCTTCTCGTGAAGCTTCTGGATCACCTCCCGCATTTCTGCCATGTGTGCTCCTTACCGTTTCACCATGCGTACCGCCTCGAGGGCGAGCTCTTCGCCTTGCTGCTCGTAGCGGCGCTGTATTTCCCGCAGCCAGGTGAGACGGGCCTCGTCGAGAGTGCTTTCGCGAGTCTCGGCCGAGGATGACTCGGACTGATGCGCTTGTAGATGATTCTCAACAGATGTCACGGATTGCTTTAGGTCTGGTGCCCCACCTCGTCCGCCGTGCAATGCTGCTAGCGCGGCAGCGACACCGGCCGAATCGGGGCCAGCGCCGGGACGGGGGTGATGGGGCAATGCCCAGTGGGCAGCCGTATCTGGGTCGGAGTCGTTGGCACGCTCAAAGGCGATCTGGCGGAACTGACTGGCGGTGCTGCATGTACGTAGCGCAGCCGCGCCATCCCAGTGCTTCTCAAGCTGCTCCTCAAGGTCAACCGCCAAGGCGGCGAGGGAATGCAGAGAGGCCGTTGCGGCGGCATTGGCCGGGAACGCGACCGGCCCGAACTCCCACAACTTCAGTTCTCGGAGATTACGGATACTGTGGTCGTCGCTGAAATCCTCTTGAATCGTCTCGAACTGAATGCTCATGGCGCGGAGGGCACCGGAAGCAAGGGCGCTGCGAATGTTCTCGTTGTCGGGGCCGTCATGAAGCTCCACTGAGGCCCTCAGTCCACGGCTGTCTTCGTGAAGATCCTTGATGGTGCCAATGGGGAGCTCTCCGTAGCGGGGATCGTGCCCGTGGTTGAACATGACCTGAATCTGGTCACGGTTGTTCTTCAGTGTGCGAGTGAATGCTCCCGGCCTGACGAACGTGGTCTGTGGCGACCTCGGCGTTCCGGAGTCAATCGGATAATCGAACACCGAGGCGTACCCCTCGAGCATGCGGCCCTTTGTTTCCACCTGAGCCAGTTCGCGGGGAATGTCCGCTACGAACCGCTCTCTCATTCCTTCACCTCCAGCGGCAAGGACGCCTGGCCATTGCCGTTGCCATTTGGACTAGATGTTGTGGGTGGGGTCACGGGCGCAGGCTCCGCTTGCCCGTTGGCCTGAAGGATCTGCATGTTCAGCGGGAGGATGAAACGATCCCCACCGGTCGCGGGGGGCTTGTCATACAGCGCTCGCACCTCGTTCCGGGTGATGATGCCGTTGGTTTCGAGCAGCACCAATACCTCGGCCTCCGTCTTGGAGTCGGCGCGCAGAAGCCCGCGCTGATTGAGCTTGAGTTCCTGTCCCCGAACGAGCAGTTGGGACATCGCTTGCTCGAATAGTTCAATCCATGGGAGCAGCGTGAAGCGGACGAATCCCAGCGACTGAGCCTCAATCCCCGTTCCCCAGGAGGTGTTCTTCTCCTCAAGGCCGACCATATGGGCCGGCACACCGAACCATCGGGCGATGTCCTCAACCTGAAACTTCCGTGTTTCAAGGAATTGGGCGTTCTCCGGCGTAACCGAGATCGGGGTCCAAGTCGCACCACCCGTCAGAACTCCGGGGCGGTGGGCCTTATCGGAGCCGGCGTGCTTGGCTTCCCAGTTCTCCCGGATGAGATCAATGTTCTCCTTGGTCTTTGGCCTATCGCTCGGGGGGAGCGTGATAACCCCGGACATCTGCTGACCGGTGCCGAAGAACTTGCTTCCGAACTTCTCGGCGACGAGCCCAAGGCCGAGGCCCTGCCGTGCCAGATCCAGGGGTGACAGTCCTCGCATCCCCCCGGCATCGTTCAGCTTGATGTGGAGCACGTCGCCGAATGGGTTGTCCGGGCCGAACCGCGTGTATTCGGTCGAACCATTGACCAGGAAGAACATCCTGCTGGTAGTCTCCCGTCGCCGGATCTGGACGGCGCGGGGGTTCAGGGTCCAGAGCTCTCGAGCCTGACCGGCGAAATCGCGGGCCGTGATGAGGATGAAGGCATTGCCGTCCATGGCCAGCGACTCAAAGACCCGGCGGGCGAACTCGAACCATGTTGACTCGGGATTGGGAACATCCACCCACGCGGGAGTGCGGTCTACGGGCTCCCGGATATCGGTACGCTTACGCACGATGTCGGCGGGAAGTGCTCCGAGCGTCCCCGAGATTAGAGAGACGCAGCGATAGACCACCGACAGTCCAAGGGCCGAGGTCTGTGAGACAAGCACGCCAGCGTGGACCGGGTCGCCGATGTCCTCCCCGGTACCCCATAGCTTCATCTTGTCGATGTTGTGCTTCTCAAAGTGGAGACCGTCTCGGAAGTTGAACTTGAGTCTCATAGCGCGATGAACTCCGGCTCGTCAGGGAGAACCTGGGTGGCCTGATGAGCAGCCATGACAACCGCTATCAGGCCGGCGGTTCCGGCTCCTGGAACGAGGTACCAGCCCTGAACGGTTTCCTTGGTCCGGCCAAGCATCACTTGGGCCCGGAGGTCCCGAGAACCGTCATGGCGGAGCAGGCCGGCAGAGACGAGTCGCCACATCGTGGCCGTAGCCTGGGCAAGGCGCATGGGGCGCTGTGGCACCTCCACCATCGGCAGACCCCGCTGCTCGAGGATCTCGGCCGAACGCTTGAACTGCTCCGGGTCGAAGGCAATCTCGCGGACGGAATAGCGCTGGCAGAGCTCGACGATGGCCCGCTCGACCACCTCGAGGGGAACGCGCCCACCGGACGGGGCCGTGATGATCTCGGCCCTCACGGCCACGGCACCGTCCTCCTTTAGCGCGGCGATCCCGATACCCATCCCGGCCGCAGCACGCACCGCCAGGGTGACCTCATCGCCATCAGCCACCCCGCCGATATCCACGGCCAGGCGGTCCCAGGTGGCAGGCTCGATCCATGGGTCCTCACCCTCGGTCCAGATTCCGCAGGCGAACCGGAGCCACTGCCCTGGCGTCGTGGTGGGTGAGTCGTGTCGGCGCTGGAGGGCAGCGATGGTATGCCACGGTGCCGGGTTGGCCGTCTTGACCACCTTCATGTCGGTGGGGTCGTCATCGTCGTCCAGACACCATTCGTGGAAGACGAAGGAGCCGTCTGGGGACTGGACGTAGTTGTATGAGCCGTCGCGGGTGAAGCCCGGGAGCGCGTGAGCCTTCTCCCGGATGACCCCCAGCGGGGAACTCGCTTTCGCACCGGCCGTGGAGATAGTGACCATCTGGCCGTCCCGAGGGCCGAGGCCATCCCGGAACACGCCATAGAGTTCGCCCGATGGGTGGCGGTGGAGCTCATCCACCAGGGCCAAGGTGGGGATAACACCGTCGGCGGTGTTGGCATCTGCGGCCAGCACTCGGATACGCCCCCCGCCGTAGCGGATCTCCCGGTACCCGGCCTTGATATCGAAGACTTCCTCGAGCCCAGCTCGTCGAATGAGACCGGCGGCCTGGTTGAACAGGATGGTGGCCTGATCCCTCGAGGATGCTCCGATAACGCATTCGGCATCTGGGGTCGTCTCGAGGTGGTAGAGGGCCAAGGCCCCCAACAGCGTCGTCTTGCCATTCTTCTTTGGAACGATGATTACAAGCTCAATTGCCCCGTCGAAGTACGCCTGAAGCATCCTCCGCTGGTATTCGTGGATCTTGAGGGGCTTCCTGTCCTCAGATTTGAGCTTTTGGCAGAACCGGATGAAATCCGCTAGGGACGGGCCCTTTCTCCCGGAATGTGATGACGTATGCTCTTGGTGGGTG